TTAGGTAAGCTGAAACGCTCGTTAACTGATATTATCGCTGTTCCCGCTGAACTCGATTACGTTGTAGATGAAGTAACAATAGCGAGAGTCAACCGTATCGGCTCAGAGGGAATGTCTAGCGAATCAGTAGAGGGTCGTTCTGCTAATTATAATGAAAACTATTTCGCTGATTTTGAAGCTGATATACAAGGCTATATTGATTCTAATATGGAATATGACAGCACAAGAGGAAAGGTTCGATTCTTATGAGATACGATTCATTAGTTAACTTCATAACCACATCTGAACCAATCCGCCTTCCTAATGGCGATTACAGCGATACTGTGGAGGTTAAACTCCCTATGTGGGCAAATGTATCAGATTTAGGTGAAGAGCGTGTAGCTTTAATATTTGGCGATGTAAAGCAGAAGGCTAAAGTAGTCCGTTTACAGAATCAATATACAGAACCATTCGATTTCATTGAGATTGACGGAATTAAATACAAAGACACCAGACCAAAACACTTTCGTCACGAGAGTGTTTTTTATGTTGGTGAAGTTGATGGTTAGAGACGGATTAACCTTCAAAGGGATTGTTAACCTCGAACAGAAATTGCAGAAAAACACTACGATGAACGATGTAAAAGATGTTGTTAAGTTAAACACATCTGAGTTACAAACAGGAATGCAACGCAAGGCTAGTTTTAAAGGTCATTGGGAAGGTAAGAAGTTTATCAAGCCGACAGGGGCCACTAAGCGTTCGATTACTTTGGAAATGAAGAAAGGTGGACTTGTTGGAGTGGTTGCTCCGCAGACTCACTATAGTCCTTATTTAGAATACGGAACTCGATTCATGACGGCCCAACCGTTTGTAAAGCCTGCATTCTTCGTTCAAAAGCATAAGTTTATAAAAGATTTAAGCAGATTAGTGAGGTAGGTGGTACAAATCAACCCACAGCAAGAATTATTTAATGAAATATACAACCTAAGTTCAGGGGTAATCGACACATACGACTATTTGCCGGGTGATGTCGATTATCCTTTTGCTTTTGTAGGAGAACAGCAGACCGTTGACGATCCAAACAAAAGCGCAGTATTTGGGAATGTAATCCAAACTGTTCATTTTTACGGATTAGCAACGAAACGATTCTCTCTGGTTAACGCAATGAATGATTTGAAGGCACAGTGTCGCAGATTAAGCACTACAACAAATTTTGGCGTGTATGTGGTGAATATAAACGAACAAGTAATGCCGGACAACTCAACAAACACAAAGCTTAATCACGGAATATTGGATATAGAATTCAGATTTAATTAGGAGGAATAATATTGGCAAAAGTAAAAACAGGTAAGAAACAGATTTTGTTATTTCGCGCTTTAAAAGACGAAGCGATTGCTGCAGCTCGTAAATTGGTTTATCAAACGGAACATTCAGTAGATAAAACAAAAGAGTCTGAAACACTTCAAACGAAAGACGGTGCGGTTAACTTAGACGGAAGCCACACAGAAGAAATCTCATTCAGTTCTAATTGGGCTGTTGAAGATGCGGCTTCCACAATGGAGATGTTAGAAGATGCTTTTGATAACGACGAGGTTGTCGAAATGTGGGAAGTTGACTTAGATTCAGAAGGAACGACAGAAGGCACATACAACGCTCGTTACCGTCAAGGTATGATTAACGATTTCAGCTATTCGGCAGGAGCAGAGGACGCTGTAGAAGTTGAAATGACTTACGTTACAAATGCAAAAGCTCAAAAAGGTGAAGTTACTTTGTCTACGGAACAAGAAGCGGCAGTTCAATACGCTTTCCGAGATACAGATGCAGTACCAGCAGGAGTTTAAAACGAAAGGGTGGAGCAATCTGCCCTTTTTTATTTTTTGACAAAATTAGGAGGAATTTTAAATGCAACTAGAAATCAACGGCAAAGAGCATAACTTATATTTCGGATTAGACTTCATCGAGGAATTAGACAACAAATACCCAATCGAATCAAACGGAGCTAAGTTTGGCATGGGTATCAATACAGCTTTAGTCTATTTGAATCAAGGAAATCCTCGTATTTTGGCTGATTTAATCCACGCAGCAACAGCAACAGCTAACTTACGTCCGGGACTATCTGAAATCAAACGTTGGGTAGAATCTCAAACAGACTTGGAATCGTTATTTAACGAATTCTTAGACGAGTTGGGAAAGCAACCGATGACGGCAGGGGCAGTAGCGAAGATGAAGAAAGCGCAAGAACAAGCGGAAGCGGAGTAAGTCAAAGCGCAGCGGAAGCAGTCAGGAAAATGAAAGTCGATTGCATTAGGTATTTCGGAATCACTGACATGTTGGAAATAAGACGGATGACCTTAGCTGAATACTATCTGAGGATTGATGCTTATAAATTACAACGTGTTGATCGTGAGTATGACATTCATTTGCAAGCTTGGGTAAACAATCAAGCAAAAGCAGAAAAGAAAAAAGGCAAGAATACAGTTCCTTACTTCAAGACTTTTGACAAGTTTTACGACTATGAGAAACGGATTGAAGAAGTTACCGGGAAACCAAAAGAAGTCGAAATAGATGTTACTGCAAAACGTTTTTCAGATGTGTTTAAAACGAAACACTCCTAAGAAAGGAGGTAATCATTATAGCAGAGAGCTTTAGTGTAGAAGCTTATCTAAGTGCAGCAGACAAAGGGTTTACAAGCACCTTTAAAGCAGCTGTTAAGTCAGTTAAAGACTTGGATAAGCAAACTGCACAATTTACAGATGGATTTAAAGATAGTATGAAAACGGTAGGAAAATTAGCGGCAACAGGAGCGGCGGCTTTCGCTACGTTCGGCATTAAGTCAGCCGCGGATATATCAGCTATGAACGCTCAATTTGAGCAAGTGTTTGGCGATATGGAAAGCATGGCCGAAAAAACCGTAGACAACATGTCTAAAGAGTTTGGTATTCTTCCGAATAGGTTGAAACCGATGTTCTCTCAAACGACATCTAAGTTTCTTGGCTTGGGTTTAGATATTGAAGATGCAATGAACCAAGCGACCACGGCGACGACATTAGCTGCTGACGGGGCTGCTTTCTATGATAAAAGTCTGGACGATGTAACCGGAAGCCTGAACTCATTCATCAATGGTTCATATGAAGGTGGAGAGTCGATTGGATTATTCGCCAACGAAACTCAATTAGCCGAATGGGCATCTAAAAACTTAGGCGAAGAATGGAAGTCGTTAGACGAAGCGGGAAAACAGGTTATACGTTTAGAGTACGCTAAGGCAATGTATGAAATGTCAGGAGCTACCGGACAAGCAGCAAGAGAGTCGATGACTTTAGAAAACCAATTAGGGAACGTGTTGAGCGCTTTTGCTAACTTCTCAGCGGCGGTCATGGAACCAATTATGGATCCTTTGATAGGCGCATTAGCAGGAACGGCTGAAATGTTTAATGGTATGGCGGAATCAATTCGCAATGTCAATACATGGATGTCAGAACATCAAGGAGTCATTGAAGCGACGGCGAGCGTTTTAACGGCTTTCGTTACTTCTCTTATTGCGTATAACGCTTGGTTGTTCTTAACGGGAATTCAAACGGTAACAGTAGGCGGAGCAACGGTGTATATGACCGGCGCAATGCTTATCGCTACAAACGTAACGGCTGCTTTTAGTGCGGTTATGGCGTTCCTTACAAGTCCAATAACGTTAGTCATAATGGCTATTGGGCTGTTAGTAGCCGCTTATTTCTTGTTAACAGGCAACAGTGAATTTTTAATGGATAAACTGCAAGCTTTAGGCTTTAACATGGAAACAGTAAACGCAGTTGTAGGAAAAGCACAAGAGATATTCAAAGTTGTAGCTGGATACGTGCGTGAGTTTGCAGCGGCAGCGGTTGTTGTAGGTGAAAAACTATATGACGCTTTTATTGATTATCTGCCAACAATTATCGAATATTTAAACCTGTTCAAACAAGCTGCGCAAGTAGCTTTTGAGTTTGTTCTAACGGCTATTCAACCAATGATTGACAAGTTTGTAGGTATGGGAGCAGCAATAAAAGAAGCATTCTCAACCGGAAACTTTGACGCTTTGAAAGAAGTAGCGGCGACTTTAATTCCGGTTATTATCGGTTTATTCATAGGTGGAATTCCTAAGTTAATTCTTATGGGATATAACATTTTGAATGCAATCGCTACTGGAATGGGGATAAGCGTACCGGAGTTGATGATAAAAATCATTGAAATCATCACATCGGTAATTACTCAATTTATTTCTTATCTGCCTATGATTTTACAAGTAGGTGTAACAATTTTGCTTGCGTTGATAGAAGGATTGATTGCGGCTTTACCGGCTATATTAGGAGCTATATTTTTAGTTCTGACGGCTTTAATTGAAGCTGTGGTCGTTTACTTGCCAATGATATTGCAAGCAGGCGTGTCTATTTTGTTAATGCTAATAGAGGGTATTGTGACGATATTGCCGCTATTAGTAACAACTGCCGTTACGTTAATTACGGCGATTGCTGAAACATTAATCAGTTTATTGCCTATTATTATTGAAGCGGGATTAGAAATATTGTTCGCTCTAATTGAAGGAATAATTCAAGTTCTACCAGAATTAATATCTTCAGCTATTGAAATAATTATAGCATTAAGCGATGCGTTGATTGATATGTTGCCAGTTATTATTGACGCGGGTATCGAATTGTTGTTGGCATTGATTAAAGGAATCATTTCTATACTTCCGCAATTAGTTGCAATGGCAGTAATGTTAATTATTCAATTAGCAGACGCTTTAATCGAAATGCTTCCTGAGATAATAGATGCCGGTATTGAAATACTCCTAGCGTTGATTGACGGATTGATCGAAACGATTCCTGTTTTAGTTGGAGCGATTCCAGAGATTATCGACTCAATCATTGAAGCTTTCGCAGAAGTCGATTGGGGAGAAATAGGTATGCAATCATTGAAGGTATTGCTTCTGGCATAGGAAGTGCAGCAGGAGCGTTGTGGAAGGCAGCTAAATCAGTGTTAGGTGGATTCAAAGATAAAGTATTAGGTTTCTTCGGCATTCATTCGCCATCTCGTTGGATGCGTGACATGGTCGGTATTAACTTAACAGATGGTATTGGTGTAGGTATCGACAAAGGGGAAAGAAGCTTAATCAAGACAGCAACAAGCATGAGTAATTCGCTTGCTAATGCAATAAAAGCTCCCACTGTAGATATTGCAGGGAACGTTGCTAGAAGTAGTGGAAGTATTAAGACAGCTGTTTCTCACACAATTAATGACAACTTGAATAACGGTTCTCAACCTGCAGAAATCAACCTCAACATTGCAGGAAGAAACTTTGCTGCATTCGTGGAAGATATATCAAGCGAGCAGGGAAAAATAACAGATTTAGAGCTTTCATTCTAAGGAGGTAGGACATGTACGAGTTTATAGATGTTGACGGACAACAGTCGGTAGAGAATGTTCTACCTTCTGTTGCAATGAATTTCAACGGTTTGTTTATAGAAAATGAAATTGAAGGTTATCGAACTCTGACGGTTAGTGGTAGAGAATCAATCGGAGTAGAATTGACCAGTCACTCTACGCAAACAGGTT